TCGCGTTAACGAGCTAGGCCGCTTGTTTCCCTTACATTGATGGAAAAGTGTGCGTAGCAAAAACGTAACTGAGGAGTTTATTTATGCCAACTAACACCACAACTTATTCATTACAAAAGCCCACCGTTGGGGGAGACGAAGATGCCTGGGGTGGTTACATTAATGCGAACTTAGATAAAGTTGATGATCTTCTAGACGGCACAACGCCAGTTACAGGCATAGACATAAACAGTGGCGCGATTGACGGCACGCCCATCGGCGCAAACTCAGCCAGCACTGGCGCGTTTACCACGGTGGTTGGCACGACGCTAAATCTAAGCACTGGCCTTGCGGCTAATCTTAGCACCAACGGGTTTGACCTTGTAACAACGTCCAACGCAGATTTAGATTTAGCGCCAAATGGAACGGGTAAAGTTGTTGTGCGAGGCAACACAAACTCAGGTAAGATTGTTTTAAACTGTGAAAATAACAGCCACGGCGTAACATTGGCAAGCCCACCACACAGCGCGAGCGCAACATATGAAGTGGCACTGCCAAACGCCTTGGGCTTAACAAATGCAAGCGCGGTTGTAACATCCGACGCAAACGGTGTGGTTGGCTTTGACAACGGCACAACAGAGGAAAGCACAGTCGTAACCTCTAGCTCAAACGCAGCCACGATAAACCTAAGAGATGGCAACGTGTTTACGCACACCTTATCTGAGAATGTAACTTACACGTTTAGCAACCCTGCCGCATCTGGCAGAGCTTCAGCGTTTATCTTGAAGGTGGTGCAAGACAGTAGTGCAAGGACAATCACTTGGCCTAGCAGCGTAGATTGGGCAGCGGCCACAGCACCCACGATAACTGCTACCAACGCAGGGGTGGATGTGTTTGCGTTTATCACGGTGGATGGCGGTACGAATTACTACGGCTTTACTCTAGGTCAGGCGATGGGATAGCGGCATGTCAGTAAGTAAAATTGTAGCGGCAGCGGCCTCTAGTGCAGGGGGTGCAGGGCTTGATGTGGACGAGGTGTTTAGCACGTTTTTGTATACTGGAACAGCCCAAGCTAGATCTATCGTTAATGGAATAGATTTAAGTGGCGAAGGCGGTTTAATTTGGAATAAAAAACGAAATGGGGCTACAAATCATTCTTTGTTTGATAGTGAAAGAAGTAATGCAAACGCTGTTTTAAAAAGTAATGCTACAAATGCTCAATATGCTGATAATGCTCATGGTGTTCAGTTTAATAATAATGGGTGGGGTTTAACTGGTACTGATCAAACTATGAATGCAAATGGGGATGACTACGTATCTTGGACATTTCGCAAAGCCCCTAAGTTTTTTGATGTTGTGACGTACTCAGGACAAAATACTGACTTGGCTCTTTCACATAACTTAGGGGTTGCCCCTGGAATGGTTATTGTTAAAAGAACAGATACATCTGGTGATTGGTATGTATATCATAGAAGTTTAAATCTGTCAGAAAATCTTAGCCTAAACAGTACAGGTGACGTAGGGGGTAATAACTTTTGGACGAGTTCTGCCCCTTCATCTACTGTATTTAATATAGATGGTAATAGGGCTGCTATAAACCAATCGGGGGGTAGTTATGTAGCCTATCTGTTTGCACACAATGACAACAGTGACGGTGAATTTGGTCCAGATAGTGACCAAGATATAATTAAGTGTGGGAGTTATACTGGTAATAGTACTGACGCAAGGACTATTGATCTTGGTTTTGAAGCGCAGTGGTTGTTAGTAAAAAGGTCTGATGGCGCAACTGATTGGTGGATAGTTGATAGTATGCGTGGATTACATGCCCGTCAAATATCTGGAAAATATTTAGAAGCAAACACTTCTAACGCAGAGGCTTCTCAGGGTAAGTTCTTTGCAGATAGTCAGGGTTTTATGGTAGACGCAGGGGATTATAACACTACAGGAGAAACCTACATCTACATGGCAATCCGCCGTGGCCCTCTTGCTGCACCAGAAGATGCGACAAAGGTTTTTGGTATGGATGATTATGATGGAAGTCCATCAGCAGGACCAACAACTGGTTTTGTGACGGACATGTCTATATTAGGACAAAGAGCAGGTGGCAACGATAAGTTTTATTTGGGATCTAGACTAACAGGTACTAAAGCTCTTAATACTACTTCTACTGCAGCAGAAGCTAATCAAGCAAACCAAATCTTTGATCGCATGGATGGGGCTTGGAATGGTAATGTTAGTACTTATATGCTTTGGGGTTGGAAGCGTGCACCCTCGTATTTCGATGTTTGTTGCTACACAGGCACAGGAAGCGCAAGAACCGTGCCGCATGGATTGCAAAAAGTGCCAGAAATGATGTGGGTGAAGCGTAGAGACACTACTAATAACTGGAAAACATTTCACTCTAGTCTTGGCGGTACTAAATCAATGGAGCTAAATACAACTGTAGCCCCTGAAACAAATGGTAGTGCGTTATGGAACTCAACAGCACCAACAGCGTCTGTATTTTCTTTAGGAACAGCTAGTGATGTAAACGGCAGTGGATCAACCTACATAGCCTACCTTTTCGCTACCGTAGCAGGTGTGAGCAAGGTGGGAAGCTATACTGGATCAAACTCAAGTGCCGTTACGGTTGACTGTGGTTTTAGTAATGGTGCTCGTTTTGTTCTTATAAAAAGCGTAGATGGTGCAGGTAATTGGAAAATTTGGGATAGCGTTAGGGGAATAAATAGTAGTGCCAATGAGCCATATCTTAAACTTAACAATACTGATGCAGAAGTTACTAATTCAAACAACATAGACCCTCATAGTTCTGGTTTTACAGTAACTCAACAAAGCAACAGTCCAATTAGTCAAAATGGTGAAACATTCATCTTTTATGCCATTGCGTGAACTATAATCAACTGACAAAAAGGAGTATCAACTGATGTCAGAATACAGAGAAAGAACAACAGGGGAAGTTAAGTCTCAAGGCGAGTGGAGAGCAGCCTTTCCAAATATGTCTCTGCCAAGAGTCTGGACAAGCAACGTCTGCGATGCAATGAATATTGACCCAGTACTAGCATCTCCTGCTGCTACAACTAGTGCGTATCAAATAAGTGTACGTGATGGTGTAGAGCAGAATAGCAACAAAGACTGGGTTGAAAAGTACGTAGCACAAGACATGTTTGCTGACACAACTGATGAGGATGGCAAGAAGACAACAAAGGCAGAGCACGAGGCAGCATATCAGGCTACACTAGATGCTACTACTGCAACTGCAAACAGATCAACCAGAGATGCCAAGCTTGCAGAGACAGATTGGCATGGCATGTCAGACGTAACAATGTCTAGCGAAATGACCACGTATCGCCAAGCCTTGCGAGATATTACAGCGCATGAAAACTGGCCTGATTTGGAAGATGCTGATTGGCCTACCGCGCCGTAATTATACAAGTACTAGATACTATGGTAATTTATAGGTGTAGCAATGTTGTGAGGCGCGTATGGCACTTGTAGACCTTAAAATCCCACCCGGAGTATATCGAAACGGAACGGATTTGCAGGGCGAAGGTCGGTGGCGCGACGTCAATCTTGTCCGTTGGCATGACGGCCTTATGCGTCCCGTTGGCGGTTGGCGTAAGAAATCAACCTCTGCTGCGCCAAACAAACTACGAGGTATGCTTGCCTGGACAGACAACAGCGCAAACAGATACATAGCGTCTGGCACTTACAACAAGCTTTTTGCTTACACTAACGCCGGAGTGAAGTATGACATTACGCCAGTTGGGTTAAGCGCGGGTCGAGAGGATGCAGCGGCGTTTACTGCGTATGGTTCTGGCTTATACGGCTCTCTAGCTTACGGCGTCGCAAGGCAAGACACCACAAACATACAGCCTGCAACCGTTTGGAATTTACAGCCTTGGGGCGAGCGTTTGTTGGCTCAAAATTCAGACGATGGTAAGATTTACGAGTGGGCGTTGAGTACTGGAACCCCCGCCGCGTTACTTAGCAACGCCCCAACTGGTAACGAGGCAATACTTGTCACTGACGAGCGATTTGTTTTTGCTTTGGGCGCAGGCGGCAACCCTAGAAAAGTGCAGTGGTCAGACCGAGAAGATAACAACAGTTGGACGCCTGCCACTACGAATGAAGCGGGAGACTTTGAGCTTGCGACTACTGGCACGATTATGGCGGGAGTAAACGTGCGTGGCCAAGCGTTGATCCTCACGACAAGAGACGCACACGCGGCAACTTACCAAGGACCGCCCTACGTTTACGGCATAGAACGCGTTGGCACGTCTTGCGGCTTGGCGGCTGCGTTGGCTTGCGTCGTGGTTGACCAGGGCGCGGTTTGGATGGGCGTAAACTCATTCTTTGCGTATAATGGCAGTTCAGTTGCAGAGTTAAACAGCGAAGTTAGCGACTACGTTTTTAACGACATAAACAAAGCGCAGATCAGCAAAGTTTTTGGCGTTTCTAACAGCTTGTTTAATGAGATCTGGTGGTACTACCCCAGCTCCGGCTCCACCGAAAATGACCGATACGTAGTCTACAACTACTCAGAGAATACCTGGTACATCGGTGATTTAGATCGCACGGCTGGCGTGGATCGCGGCGCGTTTAGGCAGCCCATGCTCGTTGATGCTAGTGACATGTACATCTATGAGCACGAGGTGGGTTTTGACTACTCCGGGCTTACGCCGTTTGCTGAGACTGGACCGTTTAGGATCGGCACTGGCGATAACGTCATTAGCGTTACTGAGCTTATCCCAGATGAAAAAAACCAAGGCGATGTTAACGCGATATTTAAGTCAAGATTTTATCCAAACGGCACTGAGCGCAGCTACGGCCCCTTCTCTCTTACTAACCCCACGAGCGTCAGGTTTACTGGGAGGCAGTTGCGTTTACGCGTCGAAGGGCAAAAGCTTACCGATTGGAGAGTGGGAATAAACCGAGTTGACGCGGTGGCCGGAGGGCGCAGATGAGCCAGTACGCAGCGCCAGAGCCGTATGGAGATTGGAAGGATTGGGCACGCAGATTAAACGTGTTTCTCAATCGCACGCAGTCTGCATTGGTACAGCAAACAGGCGGGGAAACGGCTAAAGAAGATGGCTACCTGATGTTTGACCGTTCTACTGTTAAGCCAGTAATAAGCCAATCTGGCGCTTACAAAGAAGTTGTCGTGAAGCAATCGGTGCCTGCGTCTAGCGTTGGCGCGTCTGGTGATACAGCGGGTTTAGTCAGTTGGGATGCAAATTACATTTACGTTTGTACTGCGTCACATGATGGAAGTGCAAATATCTGGAAGCGTGTCGCTCTCAGTGGAGGTGCCTTTTGATGCACCCGGAGTTCGAGCGTTGCAAGCCACACATAGAAGCAGCCTTACAATATAGCGGCGGCACCCACGACATTATTGATATTTACGAGGGTCTTCACAACGGCACCATGCAATTGTGGCCTGCCGAGAAAAGCTGCCTGGTCACTGAGATTATAAAATATCCAAAGAAAAAAGTCTTGAATGTTTTTCTTGGCGGGGGCGATCTCACGGAAATTTTGAGCATGCACGAGGATGTAATAAGTTGGGCAAAACAGCAGGGCTGCACGGCGTTAAACATGACCGGGCGTTTTGGTTGGAAAAAACCACTAGCAAAACACGGATGGGAGCCAATGCACACATCCTACGTTAAGGAGATATAAATATGGGTAAAGGTGGGTCTAGCACAAGCGTTGAAATCCCAGCATATATAGAAGACGCCGCAAAGCGAAATCTAACACGCGCAGACAAAATTAGCGCAATTGGATCGGTTCCGCTGTCATACGGGCCCACCGTGGCCGCGTTTAATCCAATGCAGCAATCCTCGTTCGCTAACACCGCAAACGTGGCTAATGCGTTTGGCCTGGCGTCACCGCAAGGCTTAGACATGTACGGCGGCTTGGGTGCGCCGACAGCCTACGCAAACGGGCTTTCCGCTTACAGCGCCGCACCAATTTACGATCAAACCTTGGCGGCGTTTGGGGCTGCGCGTCCCGGTCAAAAGTCATACATTGACAGTTTTTTTATTGACCCGTTTTCTGGCACTCCAGGCAGCAACGTAGAGCCGTTTATGAATTACATGTTAACCGATGCGACAGACACCACCTCTACTGGCGGTGGCGGTGGCGGCGGTGGCGGCGGTGGCGGTGGTGGCGGTGGCAGTTCTACTACCTCCACAAACGTAATATCGACCGTCCCGGTGGATCAACAAACAGGCAATTTTTACCAGGATAATCAGCTTTACAACCCAGACATAGATTATTCTGACCCGTTTGTTGCCAGTAACAATCAAATTGTTGGCGTGCTTGACCCTACTGACAGAAGCTTGCAAGTTGTTGAAGACGCATACGGAATAGACCCGAGTTTTTACACTGACAGCCCGATTTACTCGGCGTCTGACTTTCGTGTGGGTTCATCAGCGACGGGAACCGATTACACGCCATACGCGGGAAGCGACAACGACAACGCGTTAAGCCACTCCGAGATTATGGCAATGAATAACAACAACGCCGCGACAAACCAATTTGGTTCCACTGTTTCTGTCGGCTACGGCACGGGCCAAGTTGACCCAGCTCTGGCGGCGGCGGCTGGATACGTCAACTCTCCAGCGCCCGGGGCGTTTGGGAACAACGCATCTGGCTCTAACTCAGTCGTGCAAGACATGGCAAACTTATCGACGCCAAACGACGGCACGTCTTACGTTGATGGAAAATTAACATACGACAGTGACAATGACAGCGGTGGGTCTGATGCTAACGGAGGCAATGACGATAAGATTGTTTGCACCGAGATGTACCGCCAAACGCAGCTCGACGATTGGTTGTACGCGATGAAAACTT